GGACTGCCGAGTCGGCCCACCGATGGGTGCTGGGACTGGCAACGCGCTCGGTACGTCGCTGGCTACGGACAACTGAACGCGCTCGGCCAACGCACTGCGCACCGGGTCGCCTATCTCGTGTGGGTCGGGCCAATCCCAGACGGGACGCAGGTGCTCCACTCCTGCGACAACCCGCCCTGCTGCAACCCGGCGCATCTGCGTCTTGGCACGCACGCCGACAACATGCGCGACAAGGTGGCCCGCGAACGCACAGCGCGCGGAGCCCGGAACGTCAAGGCCGTGCTGACCGAGGACGACGTGTGTGCGATCCGCGCGTCGAGCGAAGGCGACACCGCGCTTGCTCGGCAGTACGGCGTGTGGCGAACCACGATCCACGACGTGCGCCGCCGACGGACGTGGAAGCACGTCCCCTAACGTCGTCACCGCGATCTTCACTTGCCCACCACCCACACCTGCAACCCGACATGCAGCACGGTGATCCGCTCACGGAAACAGCGCAGGAAGGCGTCGATCGCCGGACGCGGGTAGTTCTCGGTGCCGTCGTCCCACATGTAGTCGTCGAACGCGATCAGCCCACCCGGTGCGACCAGCCGCTCGGCGCTCACCGCGTCGCGGAGCACCTGATGCGTCTCATGCGAGCCGTCGATGTAAATGAAGTCGAACTTCGGCCCCATGTAGTTGACGAAGAACTCGTCGGACGTCTGCCGCCGGAACTGGGTGAACCCGCCAGGGCCACGCAGCGCATTCATCCGCTGGTGGTAGAAGCCGAACACGTCGTTGAAGTCGATGCTCTCGTGGGCCACCTCGGCGGACCCCTCCCAGGTGTCCACGTCGATCAGGTACGACGTGGAGTGGGTCAGCACGTGGGTCAGCAGCCACGCTGAGGCGTCGCCGCAGTACGCGCCGATCTGGAGGAACCGCAGGTTCGGCTTCCCGGCCAGCGGCTCCAAGAAGCGGGCGAACAGCGCACGCGCATACGTGTCGGTGAACCAGTCCGGGCCGGGCCGCTCCAACGCCGTCTTCATCGCGCCATTCTCCCCTCCTAGTTGGCCGCGCAGACGTACAGCGTCAGCGTGTCATCGAACAGCGTGGGCAGAGTAACCGTCTCAGGTGTGAAGCCCGGCGGGCACGTCATGCCGGGCAGTCCTCGCGGACCCTGCGGCCCCCGTGGCCCCGGCACGCCTCGCGGACCCTGCTGCCCCTGCGGCCCAGGCACCCCGCGCGGACCTCGTTGTCCCCTCGGTCCAGGCGGTCCCTGCGGTCCAGGCACCCCCGTCGACGGACCGGGCGGGCCTTGCCTCCCCTGTGAGCCGCGCTCACCCTGCGGACCACGCTCACCCTGCGGGCCAGTAGCACCCTGCGGGCCACGCGAACCCTGCGATCCCTGCGGGCCACGCGACCCCTGCGGGCCACGCGAACCCTGCGACCCCTGTTCCCCCTGCTCCCCCGACGAACCGCGCGGGCCGCGCGCGCCATCCTCACCATTGCTGCCGTTCGTACCACGCAGACCCCGGGGTCCCGGTGGCCCCGCTGGCCCAGGAGGTCCCACCGGACCCACCGCGCTGGACCCATCCCCAGCGACCGGCGTGACAGATGTCGGCGGCGCTGTCAGCAGCGACAGCGCGATCGAACCGATCAACAGGAGCACGACCAGCCCATAGGCGAGCATCGGACGGGACGTCAGTCGATCCAGCACCCTCAGTCCTCAGCATCCGGCTTGAGGTCCCGCAGCACTGCCCGCCGCTGCGCCGTCGCATCGGTGCGCCCGGCGAGGAACCCCGCCAGCAGGCCGATCAGCGTGTTGATCGTGTCACTGATGAAAGCCGCCCCCCCTGAGACGTCCTGCTCCGGGTTGGCGACCCGGATGAACGCGACCGTCGCCCCGATGGTGAGCACCGAGAAGCAGATCGTCGCAGCGACCACCAGCATGAGGATGTCCCCGGTCGACCGGCTGCGGACAGCCGCCTGCATCTCCGGGTCGATCTTCATCAGCCCAGAGCGTTCACCAGATAGATGATGAGCAGCACGGCGATCACCACGGCCAGCACTGTCCACAGCAGATTCAGTCCGTTCATCGTGCCTCCTCAGAACTTGTTGCCGAACCAGAACGCGAAGTATGTGATGGCGAACAGGGCCGCCGCCCACAGTATCCAGAAGCCGACGTAGACCAAGAGTTCCACATCACACGCACGGGAAAGCGATCGTCGCGTACAGGATTTCGTTCGCCGGGGGCATCACCAGCCCGCGAATCTTCACCTGCCCGTTGGACTCCACCGAACCCAGGTACACCCGAGCGCCACCGCCGGTCGTCGCCACGTTACCGACCATTGACAGCCACCACGTTCCAGATATCGGGCGCGCCCCGACCGGCAGGGTGAACATGATGTCGTTCGCTGCCGGGGCGGTGGTCTTCCTGACGCTGTCGAACGTGACCACCGCCCACCCGTTCCGCGTCATCCAGGTGATGCTGTTCGCGGCCCAGCCCGATGCTGGCGTGACAGTGCTGGTGTCGTACTGCGTCAGCAAGTAGTCGCGGTTGACCGCATGTTCCGCCTGATTCGGGGCACCCACCCCGAACGGCTGCAACATCAGCGGCTGCGTCGGATCGTCCTCAGCCTTGAACGCCCCCAGTCCCGCCACCCCACTGGTTGTCGTGCGTATGCCGAGGACTCGGCGCTCACCGCCCGGCTCACGGAACTCCACGCCGTGATGGCGGGCCACGTTGATCTTCAAGTCGCCGGTCATCGTGTCCCCGGCCTTGGCGACCCTGGTGGTGTCCACGTACTGCTTGCTGGCGGCGTGATTGTCTTCGTAAGGCGTCGGATCGCCCAGCCATAGTGGTTTGTCGACAACCATCGAACCGTCAGCGCGGTTCATCCCCCACGGGTTGTCGACCCATTCCCCGGTGTCGTCGTACCTGCCCGCGATGAGGTTGCCGCCGGAGTTGCCGAACATCCATTGCGGCAAGCCGTCACGCCCGAAGATGAAGAACCTGCCATCGCTGCCTGTGGCGGCGAGGGTCAGGTCACCAGTCACCGTATCCCCGGTCACGTTGACGTACCGGGTGTCGGACTGCGCCTGCGTCAACCCCGGGCCTGTCGGCCCGGTAGGACCGATCGAACCGGACGGACCGGTCGGGCCAGCAACCGTGGACGCCGCACCTGTGGGACCTGTCGGACCCACGCCACCCGTCGTTCCCGCCGTGCCCTGCGGACCCGTGGGACCCGTCGTCCCGGTCGGCCCGTGTGCGCCGGTCGGACCTGTGGCCCCGACGGTTCCGGACGGACCCGTCGGACCGATCCCACCCGCTGTGCCAGCGGTGCCCTGCGGACCTGTCGGACCAACGCCACCCGTCGTCCCAGTGTCGCCCTTCGGGCCGGACGCACCCGTAGGGCCGGTCGCCCCAGTACCGCCCGCTGTGCCAGCCGTCCCTTGCGGACCGGTCGGACCCACGACACCCTGCGGCCCCGTTGGTCCCACGCCACCGGCAGTACCGGCTGTGCCCTGGGGTCCGGTCGGGCCGACGCCGCCTGTTGAGCCAGCCGGACCTGTCGGGCCAGCCCCACCCGCATTGCCCTGCGGCCCGGTCACACCTTGGATGCCCTGCGGACCTGACGGACCCTGCACCCCAGCGGTGCCCTGAGGTCCGGTCGGACCCACACCACCGGCGGTGCCCTGCGGGCCAGTCGGCCCAGTCACACCAGCCGTACCCGCTGTGCCTGACGGTCCGGTCGGACCCTGCGATCCGGTTGTGCCCTGAGCACCCGTCGGACCGGTGGCACCCACCGAACCAGCAGTACCCTGCGGACCTGTCGGGCCTGCCACGCCCTGCGGACCTGACGGCCCCTGAGCGCCGGACGCCCCCGTCGGGCCGACGACACCCTGGACACCCTGCGTGCCCTGCGGCCCGGTCGGACCCACCACACCTTGCACACCCTGTGCCCCAGTTGGACCCGTCACACCCTGCGCGCCACCCGGCCCGGTCGGGCCTGAGACACCTTGCGTCCCTTGCGGCCCCGTAGGTCCTACACCACCTTGCGCGCCACCCGGCCCCGTCGGGCCACTCGGACCCGCGACACCCTGCGTGCCCTGCGGGCCGGTCGCGCCTACCGCCCCGGCTGCTCCCTGCGGGCCGGTCGCACCCACACCACCCGTGGTTCCCTGCGGTCCTGTGGGGCCAACCACGCCCGCTGTTCCCTGCGCACCCGTCGGACCCGTAACCCCAGCCGTGCCTGCGGTCCCCTGCGGGCCGGTGGCACCCGTCGGGCCGACGACACCCGCAGTGCCCTGGGGTCCGCTAGCACCTGTGGGGCCAACCACACCCTGTGGCCCAGTAGCGCCCACCGCTCCCTGCGGACCCGTTGCACCGACGACACCCTGAACTCCCTGTCCACCAGTCGCACCCGTGGCCCCCGTGATGCCAACCGGACCTGTCGGCCCCAACGGGCCAGTCGGACCGATCGCACCCTGGACACCCTGAACTCCCTGCCCACCCGTTGGGCCGGTGACTCCCTGGACACCCTGCGGGCCAGTCGGACCCAAGGGTCCAGTCGGCCCGACGATCTGTCCCGCGTCGACCCAGGCACTGCCGCTCCACACCCACAGGTGGCCGTCGTCCTCCGAAATCCAGCCCTCACCCGGGGTTGTGCCAGCGAAGCCGGGAGGCCCGGTCGGGACCGAGCCGGTGATCGTGACCGACGTGCCATCCTGCCCGGTGAGGCCCGTCGCCCCCGTCGGGCCGGTGACCCCCGCAGCACCCTGGATTCCCTGCGAACCAGTCGGACCCTGCGTCCCTGTTGGTCCCGTAGCACCGACGACACCCTGAGCCCCCTGCGGACCTGACGGACCAGTAGCACCAACCGCACCCTGCGGCCCAGTGGGTCCAGACACGCCCGCGACACCCTGCGGTCCCGTAGGGCCGGAGACACCCTGACCACCCTGCGGCCCCGTAGGGCCGGAGACACCCTGGACGCCCTGCGGCCCGGTGGGGCCAGTAACACCAGCAGCGCCCTGGGGACCAGTCGCACCGCTTGGACCGACACTGCCCTGAGCGCCAGTAGGTCCGACTCCACCCGTCGCACCAGCCACCCCCGTCGCCCCGGTCGGACCCTGAGCACCCGTCGGACCTGTGGCACCAGCAGCGCCCGCCAGCAGCGGATGCCAAACCAGTGTGTCCGGGTCCTGATACTTGAGGACGGCCACGCCCTACTCCCAACGGTCAAACCCCACACTGTGGGGTTACGCAGTTACCCGTTCTGCCCCGAACCACCGGGCGGGGCGGGGATCATCGACTGCACCTGCGACAGGATCATCCCGTCGGTGATGACACCCTCATCCAGACCAGGGTCATACACCTCGCCCGGCTCACCGGTCGGTGGGTTGCCCACCTTGTACGACTCCCACGCATCATCCCAGCCGGGGGCCGACGCCCAGTCCCGGCGGTTCTCGTACGTCCACCGGTCCGGGTCAGAACCCAGGTTCTCCTCAGCCGCCGCCTGCGCCACCCGGTTGAGCATGGCCGTGCTGCTGGCAATCTCGTTCTGTGTCAGGTAACTCATTCCATCTCCTTCATTGCGGTCACCAGAACCCGGTGAAAGCCGGGCGGCGTCCGAGCGCGATCTGGTAGTCAGTGACGACGAGGTTCAGGCTAGCCACGTCGGTCGCGCTTAGACCTGCTCCGATGGATGCGAACCCGACAGGGAGGTCGCTGTACTCCCGGTCATAGCCGGAAATCTCGCCGATGTGCAAGGCGATGCTCGGCAACGAAACGGATGGCGACGACGAGGTTCCGACCGAAACGCCATTACGGTACGCGCTTTGCTCATTCGCCCCCGTGCGGGTGGCAACGAACAGGCCCGTCGACGCCGGTGAGGGAGCGCTTGATGCCCCACTCTCGGCCATGCCGTAGTAGAACCGCTCACCTAGGTAGTGGGCGATGACATGGAACCGGGACAAAGCCCCGTCCCAGTTGTAAGCCCCCATGTCGCAGCGTTGGTAGACATCCTTGCTCTGCAACGAGTACATCGACAGGTGGGTCGAGTTCTGCGCCAGCAGACCCAGCGGGACCAAGTGGGTATCGGCGCGGCCCTGACCGTTGGCGTCGATGGCTACAGGGTTGGGCTGGTAGCCCAGTGCCGGTGAGTGTGTCCCGGCCCGGAACGTCAGCCGGTAGGCGTCGTCAGCGTCACGCGGGTCCTTGAGGTTCCACTTGTGCAGCGCCTCGGTGCCGCCGATGAACGGGTAGATCGCGACCATCTTCGACCACAGCCCGGCGTCTTTCAGCCCACGCACCAGCCCGTCCAGCGCCGGGGCGTACGAGACGTTCAGGCCGGTCGCCGTCAGATATGCCTGCGTGTCGGGGTCCCAATGAGTAACGAACCATCTGTCGTAGAGGTAGTCCTCGACCTGCTTGCGCTCAGCGTCGGGCAACTTGCGGTTGTACAGCACCAGTTCAGCGACCTCGATGTCCATCGTCTCGCCCGGCCCGGTGGACTCGTACCCGCTCAGGCCCCAGCCGCCAGTGAGTCCGCCGCCGTCGATCGCAGCCGGTGAGCCCTTGAACTCCCCATCGACGAAGAACCGGCTCGCCGCCCCTTGCTGGCAGTCGGCCTCGTACATCCGCCACGGGCCAGGAGGTGGATTCCAGCCGTTCCAGCCGTACCCGCCGAGCCACGTCCCGTTGTCGTACATCGTGTCTGCCGATGTGGTGTGCATCCCGATGGTGATGTTGCTGGGTGGGTACTGCACCGAGAACGCCCGACCGGCGTTAGGCCCGACCCAGCGGACGAGGTAGACCAGCGTGTAGTCGTGGACCGGGTGCGGGAAGGTCGAGCGCAGCCGTCCCTCGTTGATCTTGAACCGAACGGTCGGCAGCCCGTTCTGCGGCGCACCATTGACCATCGCCGGACTGCTGACGATGGTCGGCGTCGGCCCGGTGCTCTTGTTGGGCCAGGAACCGGGTGTGTAGTCGGCTGCGTCCAGCCACGTCACCAGCCCGGCGATGCTGTCCGGTGCCCACGGAACACTGCCTTCGGCCCGGAACGTGACATCGGCCATGTACTGCTCCGCAGAAGTCAGGGTCGGCACTAGGTCATAGCCGTACGCCCAGACCGCAGAGTCGATAACCAGATGCGGGGCGAGGGATACCGGAGTCGTCCATCGGTAGGAGTAGCGAGCCCCGTTGTTCACGGCGTAGGAGACGGTCAGCCGCTGCCCGGCGGCAACGGTCAACGGCTGCGGCAGGGCCACCTCACGCCAGCCGGTGTAGCCGCTCGGAGCGGGGTCGCTGACAGCGGCCAGTTTCGCCCCCGCGTCGTTCCAGACGGTCAGGGCATGGTCCGGGGCAGGACAGGTCGCGAGATGGTGGTAGCGAAGGTGGGTGATGATCCCCGGCGCGGTAGCGGTGAACCGTAGACCCAGTGTGTGTTCCCCGGAGTTGCTTCCCTGGTACGGGTCGGCTGGGTTGAGCATCCATTCCGGGGGCAGGTAGGACGTGGGTGTGGACTCCCACACCAGCAGATCCCCCAGGTACACCCGATCCGCCGCCACGTCACCGACGTAGACGGCATCAGCCGTGTTGAGCGTCACCCGGTCACCACGTACAGCACGGCTGGGTCCTTCGCCGGGATCGCGTCGTAGGCGGCCTGCGTGCCCTTCCAGATGCGGGCGTCCACATACTGCTTCGTCGCCACACCCAGCGGTGCGGTCGGATCGGCGGCGACCGTCACCTGACCGTCCGGTGCCACCCGCAGCCGCTTCGCCGGGTTGTTCGCCGGGTTCAGGTTGATGCCCTGCAACGAGTGGACGTTGATGTCGGAGTTCAGGTAGCCGACGTTGCTCAGGTTGCCTGAGAACAGGCTCCCAGCGATGGCAACGACGTTCGCCCCGGCGTAGATGTGCCCGCCGGTGACTGTCAGCCCGGATGCGTCGACCTTCACCCGCTCGGCGCTGCCGATCAGGAACCGGATGCGCGCGTTCGCGGCGATGTTGTTGAACCGGAACTCTCCCGGGTCGCCGTTGTTGTAGCCGGTGAACACCTTCACCGCGCCGGTCTGATCCATGTACTCGATGCCGCTATAGCCAGCACCGTGCGCGTTCTGGACCGCCATGATCGCGCCGGTCCCAGCACCGGACACTTTCAACCCGTCGTTGACGAACCCGGACGTGTACGGCGACAAGTCGCTGTTGACCACCCGCAACGGGCCAGTCATCACATCGCCAGACGTGTTCACGTACCGCAGATCGGCAGCCGCCTCATCCAGTCCACCACCGCCACCGGGGAGTTGCGTGTCGTCGTCGGTGTCCACCCACAGCGGGAAGTACGGCGGCGGCACCACCTTGTCCGGCTCCGCAGGCTGGATGTACACCGCCGTCGGATCACCCTTCGGCCCCGCCGCGCCAGTCGGACCGGACGGCCCGGACGGACCCGGCGTGGTCGACGTACTCCCAGTCGGGCCGGTCGGCCCCGTCGCACCAGCCGGACCCGTCGGACCCTGGACCGTGGAAGACGGGCCGGTCACCCCGGTCGCCCCGGTCGGACCCGTCGGCCCAGGAGTCGTGGAATGGGCACCCGTCGCCCCAGTCGGGCCGGTCGCACCCAGCAGCCCCGTCGGCCCCGTCGGCCCGGTAGCACCCGCCAGCCCGACATCACCCGTGGGACCTGTGGCCCCAGTGAACCCCGTCGGACCTGTCGGCCCCGTCGGACCGGTCATCCCCTCCGGGCCGAACGCACCCTGCGGACCTGTGCCACCCGTCGGACCTGTCGCACCGTACGGACCCTGCGGACCCTGCGGACCTGTCGGCCCCACCGGACCCGGCACCGGGACCACCGCACCCGGGTCGCAGTCGTACGGCTGCAACGCGGCGATGTCCACCGGTCCCGGCCCCGGCAGCGCGATCACGTACGTGCGGTCCGTGCCGTCGAGGCGCTCGCGCACCTTGTACGTGACCGGCCCCGACGTACCCCAGTTCGGATCATCCGAAGCGATCAACTGCACCGAGAACGCACCCAACAGGTCGAGCGTCGCCTCGACCGGCTCCCTGGTGATGACCGCCGGGTCCGGTGACACCCAGTTCGGGGCGGTGATGACCGGGGTGAACCGGACACTGCCGTACGCAGGCTCGTTCTCCGAGTTCAGGTAGCGCCCGTGCAGGACGACCAGCGTCGGGTCGATCGTCGTCGTCGGCTCACCGAGCAGCATGGTCATGAGTTGTCCTCAGTGCCGTCGCTGACCGTGTTGCCGTCGATCAGCACCCCGGTGATGTTCGCTGCACCCGCCGCCTTGTACTTGTTGTACGCCTTCTCCTCGGCTGCGGTCATGTTCGTCGGCTTGAACTGGTTGTTGCGGATGAGGACCCCGTACGAGGTGCCCGACACCGCACCTCGGGTGTCGTCGCAGCCCGCGAAGTAGATGTCCGGGCTGGTGTCCCACGTTCCGTCGGCGATGTTGTTCTCGATGATGACCTGCTCGAAATCCAGCGACGCATGCCCCGACGTGCCGTAGATGCCGTAGCGGTCCTGCGTCACGTTGCGCAGATAGTTCCCGGCGATCCGGTAGTACTTCGGGTTGCCGAAGGCGGTCGGCGCGTCGTCGGGGATGTACAGGCAGATCGGCTGGAAGCACGACGTGAACGTGTTGTTCAGAATCTGCACGTTCTCCCACGCATAGGGCCGCACCGCACCCTCCGAGCCGATCCCGTTCGGGGCGTCACCACCGTTGTACTGCGACGGGTCGATGTTCGTGAACGTGTTGTTGCGGATCAGCACGTTGGCATGCCAGTTGTCCGGCGCTCCACCCTCGGTCTGGAAGTGGTGGCTGCCGATCGCGCGTGGGGCGTCGTGGAAGTTGTTGTTCTCGATCAGCACGTTGTTGGCGATCGTGCCGTCGTTGGCGGTGTTCGACGCCGCCCCGGACCAGGAGTAGTCCAACTGGACGCACTCGTCCTCGACCCGACGGTTGGCGATGTTCTGGCTGTTGGTGAACTCGTTGCCCTTGATGATGACGTTGTACGTGCCGTCGGCACGCGGGCCGCCCGATGAGTTCACCTCGATGTAGTGCTTCTTCCAGCCCATGTTGTGGAAGTAGCAGTTGGACACCTGGAACCGCTTCACATGCGCGATCGACAGCCCACCGGACAGGTTGTAGCAGTCGACCTCGATGTTGTGAACCAGCCAGTCGTAGTCCGGGTTGTTGTAGGAGCCGCCGCCGTTGTTGTCGGTGTTCATGAAGTGCGAGCCCCGGGCGCTGACCAGCGGGCGCGACGCCCCCGACCCGCCGCCGACGAGCCGCACCCCACGCCGGGCCTTCAACTCGGCGGACCCCAGGTTGTACACGCCGTTCTCGACCAACTCGACGCAGGCGAACGTGTCCTCGTCAGCGAAGTTGACCGGCGCGTTCTTGTTCGCCAGGAACCAGTCGCGGGCCTTGTTCATCTCCGTCTGGATCGTCGACGCGCTCGCCCCGGACGGCACCTTCACGTGGTAGTGAACGTCGGGGATCGGGACCGGGACGCTGACGTTCTGCTTCTTCGCCGCCGACGTAGTCTGGCCGCCCATGTTGATCGCCGTCGCGGTCCACGAGTACGAGCCCGCCGTCGAATGGAAGCCCTGCGACTTCACCACCGTCGTCGCGCCCTCCACTGCGGCGATGGTCTGCGTCCAGCCGGGGAAGTCGAACCTGACCGTCGTTCCCTCCGGGGCCGGGATCGACAGCGTGGCGATGGTGTCGAACTTCTCACCCGTCTCCACGTCCTGGTTGGAGAACGTCACGGTGACGACGGGCACCTTCGGCACCCAGGCCAGCCTCCAGCCGCCAGCGCCGTCGGACACCTTGACCTTCTTGGCCTGCACGAACGACGAGCCGTTGGAGACACGGACGTCCTCAGCGTCGACCCACGCCGAGCCGGTGTAGACATCCAGACCCATGCCCGCTCCTCAGTACTTGACCCACACCGAACCCTGCGGGTAGACGCCCGACGGGTCGGCAGTGGACACGACGAACTTCGCTTGGGTCACGTACCGCACGTCCAGGTAGTTGGTGTCCACTGACACCTGATCCGCCGCCACCACGATGCCGTCGCCCTTGCCGACCGCCAGGGTGACGTCCTGAGCCAGCGACCCGTCGCCGGTCTGGGTCAGCCCGTTGCCGCCGACGACCTTGCGGAACTTCCACGCATCAGCGTCCTGTAGCCGCGCCGCCTGATTCTGCAACGTCGGAATCTGCACCACCAGCGGACCGGCCATCGCGTCGCCGGTCTTCTTGATGTAGCGGCCATCGCCGCGCGCGTCGTTGTGGTACTGCAAGTGGTCGTCGTTGGCTAGCCCGTTCAGCGTCGAGTGGTTGCCGGTTGAAGAACCCGCCGTCGCGTTGGGGTCGACCCACAGTTCCAGGCCCTCCAGCGACGGGTACGACGACTGGATCGTCACCTCGTCGATTCCGGTGCCGCCACCCGTCGCCGGGGTGGGCACGAATATCTTGGTGTCCGTGCCGAGCCGGGCGTAGTTCCCCGGATCGGTGCTGACCGCTGTCGGGCCGGGTGGACCTTGGATGCCTTGGATGCCCTGGATGCCGCCGACACCCTGAACTCCGGTCGGACCTGTCGGGCCGGTCGCCCCACTGGTCCCCGTCGCCCCGGTCGGGCCGTGCGCCCCAGTCGGGCCAGTGGCACCCGCCGTACCTGACGGGCCGGTCGGCCCCGTCGCCCCGGCGGTCCCCGGCGTCCCAGTCGAACCCTGCGAACCGGTCGGACCGGCAGCACCAGCAGTCCCTGACGGACCCGTCGGGCCAGTCGCACCGTTGGCTCCAGCCGTCCCCGACGGTCCGGTGGCACCCGTAGCCCCGGCAGCACCAGCAGGACCGGTGGCACCCGCCACCCCAGCCGGACCGGTCGGGCCACGAACCGCGCCTACGTCGACCCAGGAGTCGCCGTCCCACACCCACAGGTGGCCGTCGTTGTTGCTGATCCAGCCCTCACCTGGGGTCGACCCGGCGAACCCTGGCGGGCCGGTCGGAACCGACCCTTCGATGGTCACCGATGTGCCGTCCGCGCCCTGCGCACCCGTCGGGCCGGTAGGTCCGACGACGGTCGACGCAGCCCCAGTGGGACCAGTCGGCCCGGATGGGCCATGTGGGCCGGTCGGACCGGTCGCACCCAACGCACCCGACGGACCCGTCGCACCCAGCCCACCGGATGTGCCAGTTGGACCCGTCGCCCCAGTGGCTCCCGGCGCACCTGCTGAACCCGACGCACCCGACGGGCCGGTCGGACCCGTCGCACCTGACGTGCCGGTCGGACCCTGAACCCCGGCCCCCGTCGGACCCAACGCACCCGTCGGCCCGGTCACACCCTGCGCGCCCTGCGCGCCCTGCGGACCGGCGTTGCCCTGCGGCCCGGTCGGCCCCGGCGTGCCCGGCGCACCCGGGTCACCCTTCGGCCCCGACGGACCCACCGGACCCTGGTTGCCCTCGACCCCGCGCGTCCCCGTCGGACCTGTCACCCCAGGTGGTCCCGCCGCACCCTGTGGACCCGTTGAGCCGGTCGGGCCACCGAACTCGCCCTGCGGACCCTGCGGTCCCGAAGCGCCGGTAGGGCCGGTCGGACCACACGGACCCTGAGCACCCTCAGGACCGATCGGTCCAGGCGGTCCAGCCCCAAAAGCGGGTGACACGCAGTCCGCAGATGTGGTGGGCCGTGCGATCAGGCCCGGACTCCTGCTACCCATGACGCCTCCTGACGCTCATGGTAGGGGCGTGGTCACTCCGAAGGCGCTGGCTGCCACTCCCTCGTGTCGGGGTCTTGCACGTACATCTGCTGGCTCTCCACCACGAACACCGGACTTCCGAACGGCAGACTCTCCGGCACCTCATCCAGTGTGGCGACCGTCAACTCGCCTGCCTCAAACACCTCGATGCCGGTACTGAGCAGGTCGATCCTTCCCGCCCGGTTCAGCCGCAGCAGATGCTTGTTGATCTGCCGCATCCAACCCAGCATCGAGTCCTGGGCCTCCAGCGCGTTCGACTTCACAGCGGCACCATATTCTCCGGCGCGGCGGCAGTCGTCACCGTCACCTTCTCGTCACCGGACTCACTGTGCACATGCACCAACTCCAACTTGTGCCACTGGTCCATCGTCCGGCACAAGTCCTCCACCACCACCTGCAACCACGACCCGGCCACCAGATCGTTGATGGTGTACGGGCAGGTCGGGGCCAGCGTCGAGTTCTCCGACACCCTGATCCGCGTCGGAGCCGGGAAGGAGTGGTCCAGCAGCGACTGCGCCTGCTGCTGCCACGCCGTCTTCTCCTCAGCCGTCGGCGTCTCGTTCCCGGCAGCCTCGTTCGCCGTCGACTCGATCAGGTCGATGTAGCCGAACTCGGCGATCGCCCACGGCGGGGCCACCGCCTGCGCCGCGTAGCCGTTGCCGTTGGTCTTGATGACCCGGGTCGCGAACTCGTTGCCGTACTCCACGACCGCCATCCCACCCATCAGGAACTCGCCGCGCAGTTCCTGCTCGATCGTCCGCCACTTGAGGTGGGTGTCCCAGAAGTAGATGTCCCGCCCAACGACCGTGTAGTCCATCCCCCGGTCCTCGGCGGACTTGTCGAAGTCCTCCCACGTCGCCAGCGACCACGCCTTCACCGCCGCCGACGTGGACGGATCATCACTGCCCTGAACCCAATGAACGTGCGGCAGCACCTTCCACGGGTCGTTGTTCTTGTTGTACGTCTGGCTTTTCAACAGCCAGTTCATCACCCACCCAGCCTTGGCGATGTTCGGGTACGCCTTGTTGTAGCCCACCTCCAGCGCCGTCCGCTTCGCCACCCACAGGATGTCCTCGGCGAACAAGGTGATCTGCGTCCGCTCGTACTCGATCCGGGTGAGCACCCCCAGCCACACCATCTGCCCATCCCGGTAGATGTGCAGTTCCGTGTTGCCGGTAGTCAGACCGCCCAACTGGCGGCAGCACTCAGCCTCGGCCTGCACCTCGATCTGGGCCGTGGAGATGTCGTCACGGACCCGCTTCCAGTCGAACGAGATGACCTTGTCCAACTCAAACAGCCGAGTCACCCCACCACGCTTGTACATGTAGGCGGTGTGCTCACCGCAGCCCAGTTCCGGCATCAGGCGAACCGCCCGGACACCGACGCATCCAGCAGCAGCGGCTCGGTACCCGGAACCCGATCCACCAGCAGCCGGTACTCCCCCCAGCCGAAGTCCTTCGGCCAGCGCAAAACCCCACCCGTGGGGTTTGAGACGAACGCCGAGCCGTTGCGCCGGATGCCCTTCGCCTCCGTCGTCACCTGCCGCTTGCGGAAGTCGAACTCGACCGAGCCGCCCGCCGGGAAGTTCACCATCCGGTACGACCCCGCCACACCCTCCGGGCCGACCACCGTCAGCCGCACATCCTCCGCACCCGACTCCGACGCCAGCGTCACCGACGGGACCACCGCGTAGCCGACCTCCGGCATCGGCAGCACGTACTCCTCACGCAGCCACTGGGTGCGCTCCGGCAGGCTCCGGGTCGGATGCAGCGACGGCGGGCGGACCGTCGGCGGGCCGGACGCGAACGGGTCCTCGTCCTCCGGCTCGTCCTCCGGGTCTGTCACCAGATACTCGTCGGCCACGGCCCCGGTCGGGATCGGGAACGGCGGCACGTACAGGAACGGGTCGCCCGCTGTGATGACAAACTCGATCTGCGCGATCGCCCCACGCGACAGCATGTCGCGGCGCATCAGCACCTGCGGCCCGGACGTGATCCGCGCCTCGTGCATCTGCCGCTGCACCTTCAAGATGCACTTCTCCCGGCACTCCACCGTGTCGCAGTCCTCCTGCGCCACATGCGGGCAGCACTCGTACATCGTCACCGTCGAGGTGGAGCAGTTGTAGGTGGAGTCCAGGGACCGCAGCCAGTTCAACCCGTACCCCAGCGAGCAGTCGTTCCCGGCGACGGCGACCGCCTTGACCGTCAGCGTGCGGACCGCGAACCGCAGCGGTCCGATGAACCCGCCCGACCCCGGAGCCTCCGACACCTGCATCTTGCGGGTCGAGTCGTCGATGTTGTCGATGTTGATGCCGATGACGCCGAAGAAGTCAGCCGAGCCGATCGGGTACGTCTCCTGCCACCACGGCGGATGCGGGTTGTCCCGGGCCGGTGTCTCGTAGTTGGTGACCATCCCGGCGTTGATGCTGCTGCACTCGGTGCACGGCAGGACCGAGTTCATCCCAGCGGCCTGCGCATAGTTCAGCGCCCGGTGGTTGTTGATGACCTCCGTGGTGCCCAGCATCAGGTATCCGCCGTACATGCTGGCCTCCTATCCGGCCATCGCGGTCATACGGTTCATGACCTGCGATGCTACGACCCGCGCGTCCGGCGAAGGCGACGTGATGTTCCAGTAGTTCGTCATCTGACGCCCACCGGACGCCGAACGGGGCGACGACGGTGCCCCACCCTTCCCACGCAGTTGCGCGGCCATGTCCCGCACACTCGGATCGACCAGGGACAGCGGTCGGCTCAGCGGGATCAGCGCCTCCGGCCCGGCCTCGCCGATGATCTTGGTGGTGGGACTGGTGAACACCCCGCCTGCTGCGCCGAACGGGTTCAAGGCGGCGCGGAGGCCCGACAGCGACGGCATCTTGATGCGACTGATCCATGAAATCACGCTCTTGATCTTCCCGATCAGCCAGTCGAATGCCGAACCGATCCCCCGGACGGCAGCCGAGATGCCCCGGGCACCAGCCGAAACCGAGGTCACCACGCCCTGCCAGAGCGACTTGATGGTAGCCATGGCGGAAGCCCATCCCGCCTTCATCTGGTTGAGGAAGCCGTTGAAGATCGAGGTCATCCCATGGACACCGGCAGTGAACGAGGCCGAGACGCCCGCCCAGATCGCCTTGAGCCCGTTCCACCCGGCACCGACCGACTGCGTGATGCCGTTGAGGATCGTACCCAGCCCCTGGAACCCGGCACCGACCGAGATGGCTACCTGATTGGCGAACCAAGCGAAGGCGTTGAACACCGCGATCAGCCCGTTCATCACGCTGACGAGGTTGTGGGCGAACGCCCGGTTCTCCTCCGTGTTCAGGCTCTTGAGCGAGGTGGATATCGACACCAGCGAGTTCCACAGGGTGGTCGCAGTGTCACTCGCGGTTTGCAGCCAGCCCTCCAGTTCCCCGTTCTCCGACACCGTTTTGATCCACTCGTTCAGTTCCTCCAGTTTGCGGACGATCTTGGCGAGGAACGTCTCCTCCACATCGCCAGCCCCCCCGCTAATCATCCCGGTGAACAGGTTGCCCAGCGCCTCGCCGACCAGTTTGATGATCGTCCACACCTGACTGCCGATTTCCCAGACGCGGGTGAACCAGTCCTGAATGGCCTGACGGCCCCCCTCGCTCTCAGCCCAGACCCGGAACGCCTGACCGATGTTACGAATCCCGTTCGTGAACTCCTCGGTCTGCGGGATGATCGCGGCGAAGACCGCCACCAGCCCGGCGAAGACGTTGACTATCGCGGAACCGACATCGCGGATGATCGTCCCGGCGCTGGCCCACAGGTCGCCCCAGTTCTTGATGAACGTGTCGTTCTGGCCCAGCCGGAGGAACTGGTCGATCACGTCGCCGATCGCCTCGGAGACGAACAGCAGGCCGTCCTTGAGGACCTTCACCATGGGGCTGGCCTGCTTCAACGCCGAGGCGAACCCGTCGAACAGTTTCTCAGCCATCTGCTTGCGCAGACTCTCGAACTGCTTGACCAGCGGCTGCATCCCGCGCACCGCCGCCTGGGCGTTCGGACCCAGGTCCTTCATCGCCGCGTTGTACGCCTTCAACGCCTCGGCCCGTTTCTTCGGGTCCGTCTCCTTCATCGCCTTGGACCACAGGCCGAGCGCCTTCGTCGCCCCACCGGCACCCATGACCAGCGCGCCAAGCCCGGCCCCCAGCGACACCAGTACCGGGACCAGGACCACCGCCTGGATGGCCGCTGCCGCGATCCCTGCGGCGAGCATCGACATGACCCCGGCAGCATCGACGACCAGGGTGACGAACGCCCCCATGAACCGGGTCAGCGCCACCATGGACGCCAGCAGACCGGCGACCGCCACAGCCGCGCCCACGCCGGTGGAACTCAGGGCCGCGCCGACCCGGCCCAGCACCCCGCCGATCTTGCCCATCGCGCCAGCGAACTTGCCCGCCTTCGCCGCGAGGCTGGTGAACACCTTCCCCAGCCCGGTGAACGCCTTCGCCATCAGCCCGACGCTCTTGGGGATGACGCTGCCCAACTTGAACGACAGCCCGATGATGCCGCCGAAGACGCTGGTCAACGAGTCGAAGAACCCGCCGGTCCCGGCCCGGCGCAGCGACGACCGCAGTTTGATGACGCTGCGGTCGATGATTTCGATGTCGCCGGTGACCTCCCGTGCCCCGGCCCGCATCCGGGTGAAGAAGCCCGCCTCCTCGCTGGACTGCGCCATCCGCCGAATCGTGCGGTCCCAGACGGTCGCCACATCCGAGAACGACGCCTTGGAGTCCTGCGCGATGTTCTTGAGCGCCTTGCGGATGTCGTCGTCGAACCGCCAGTCGACCTTCTGACCGTCGGTCAGCGCCTTCTTCATCGCCGGGGTCATGGTCTTCTGGAACTCAGAGGCCATCTGGTGGATCTTGTTCTTGAACCCGGCGTCGTCGAGCAGGTCGGTGATGCTCAGCCGCCGCTTCAACTCCCGCTCGGCAGCCCGCGCGGCGTCGGCAGCCTCCTTCTCGATGGTGCTGAAACCCTTCCGGGCAGCCTTCGGTATCTCGGTCTTCAAGAACTGGGCGAGGTCCTTGAACGGGACCCCCAGGTCCCGGCTCATCCGCTTGAGTTCGGCCTTGTCGATCACGTCGTCCAACTTGAACTTGACCGTCTCGCCGGACACCGCTGAGGACACCCTCTTGGCGAAGTCCTTCCCCCACTTGTCCATCTGCGGGCCGAGGGACTTCTCCAGGTTGATCTGCTTGAGGTTCTTCGTGACCTGCTTGTCGAAGGAGTCACCGAAGTGGACGGCGGCCTTCTTGCCAGCCGTCTCCGCGTCGCCCTCCAACTGCTTCTTGAAGCCGGACGAGTCGGAGTAGACCTTGACGTAGACAGCGCCCACGGTGTCGACCATCAGGTCACCTCCTCAGGCCGAGGGTACTGGTGGCTTCACACCGAACGCCGACGCGAACGAGGCGAAGTCGTCCATCTCTGCCTCAACGTCGACCGGCTCCACCCGGCCCGGGATCGGCTGGGTCAACTGGAACAGCCACTGGTCGTGCTTGTCCGGCTCGACCCGGCTCAGGCACCACACATAGATGGCGTTCAGGAATCGGTCGAGGGGGAGGTGCGTGAGGTCGATGCCCTTGAGGGCCGTCTCGCCGTCGATTTCCGGCCACCGTTCGCGGGCGATGAGGACGAGGCGGACGGTGACTGCGTAGGGCGGGCGGACCACTCCTCGATCAGACCCTCCATGATCTGGGTGACCGTGTCGAAGTCGAACGGGTCGTCGCGGTCCATCAGCCGCCTGCGGAAGTCCGCCTGCGCGTTCTCGTCGAGGATGCCGTCGAGGAAGTCGATGATCGACGCCACCGACTCCACCTCGTCGCGACCCTTCGCCTGCGCCGACATCAGCAGCATGAACTGTCCCGGCGTCGGCGGGTATGCGGTGTATTTGTCGCCATCTACCGTGAACTCGATCGGCTCCGAGCCCTCCAGCGCTAGCGGGGCCGATCTTCGGGCAGCGGTGCTGAACTCCCTCAACGTGGACCTCCGTTGGTGTAGGTGCTCGCATGGTAGCCCTCACCGCAGGAATCCCCCGGTTGCGCCGATGTGCACCTTGCTGCGGCGCATCGCCTCATCGAACGCAATCTCCAGGGTGTGGAAGCCCTCCCAGCCGCTGGTGCCCGGTGACGTGATGATGATGCCGCCGGTGAACTCCGACGAGTACCGCTCCCAGCGTTTCGGCACCCCGCCGGTCCGCGCGATCCAGTTGCGCATCCGCATGTACTCCCGCAGGCCCAGGTCGAACTTGGACGACCCGCGACCGTGCTCCACGAAGTAGGCGTAGTCGGCGCTGTTGTACATGGCCCGGCGCACGTAGTGGCCGTTGGAGCCACGCCGGTCGGACCCGAACGACGCCTTGTACTTGCCGACCGCGCCACCACGGTGCATCGCGTTGACCGGCTTGCCGACCGGTGCGATGCCACGGGCGATCGCCAGCGTGGACCGCCTGATCCGCTCCATCTCCTTGTACACACCGCCGGACCCACCGGGCGTGTTCAGCGCCTTGATGATGAGCGCGTCGGAGATGACTGTGCGGACAGAGGCAGCCATCAGAGGCTCACCCACACCGTCCACTCACCACCGGCGCAGCCGCCCTGCGGCCCGACCGGGGTGTACTCGCCGAGGATGTGCTCCCCCGGGCAGCAGTCAGCGGCGACGAACAGCGCCGCCATGTCGGCCAGGACCGCCAGCGACGACTCCCACATCGACTCCGGGTCCGGCAGCCTGCCGTCGTCGTCGGCGACCGGGATGCACCGGATCGCACCAACCGCCAACTGCAACGTCAGCGGCGACGCGCACCGCGTGTTCAGGTCCGGGTTCAGCATGTCCTCAGAGCGGTAGGCGTTGACCAGCCGGACGTAGCCCATCCCGCAGGACCCGCCGGAGCACTCGCCGCAGTAGTCCCACGACACCTGCGACCCCGGGTAGAAGCCACACCAGCAGGTCGGCCCCGCACCATCCGTCTCCAGCGCCACGCACACACAGTCGACGAGGTCCGCGATGACCGACGAGATGGAGGTGCCGAGCCCGTTCACGACTGCGCCCAAGGATCGACAACAGCCTCGGGACGCGCCTGCCAGGACGGATAGCGATGCTTCGCCGGGGCGAGGTCCGGTGACCACACCTTCGGCGGGGTCCGCAGCGAGTACGGGTTGATGGCGGTCAGGTAGGCGTCCACCTCGCGGATGCCGGTCATCCCGTCGGGGAACATGCCGCTGGAGAACTGCATCGTCACGCCTTGGCGGGCGATCGACGTGACCGACGACGGCAGGCGGCACTTGCCACCGGAGCACGCCTTCATGAACTCGCTGGTCATCACCCCAGCGGCCCACAGGCCCGCCGAGTTTGGAACGATTCCAGGGACATACCAGACACCGAACGTGCCCACGTCCGTCTCCGCGTCGCCGACCATGTTCTGGCACGACGGCCACTTGTAGCCGTCGGTGCGCAGCAGCCGGTTGCCGTTGTCGACCCGGTAGTCCATGACGTCCAGCAGTTCACCGTCGATCTTCACCTGCCACAGTTCCGCGACCGGGCCGGGCAGCACCACCTCGGGCAGCGGCGCGCACCCGCAGCCGCCGGTGCCGCAGCAGTTCGCCCAGCAGTCACCGCCGCAGGCCGTCCCCGGCAGGTGGTGCAGGGTGGCGTCCGCGCAGAACGAGCACGGCTTGGACACCCACGGGCGGGCCAGCACCGGGCAGTTGCCCACCTGACCCCCGCTCAGGACACGCAGGGTGTCCCAAGCGAGGGCGACGGACTTGCAGAGCAGGGCGTCGTCGTAGTCGCCCCACTCAGGGAAGCACGTCAGGTCTGGTGACCAGGGGACACACGACCCACAAGCAGCGCACGGGTCGGTCATGTGTCTCCTTAGGCAGCGGCCTGCTCATCGGCTGCTGGCAGGGTGCCATCGGCCTCGAATGCGGCGTACTCAGTGTCGGTGAGGCAGTAGCCCACAGTCGACTCCGGGGGCGCGAGCGTGGTGTACAGCACGGCGAGGTGGTCGTTGGGGTCCAGTGCCTCGGGCAGCGGTGCCGGATTGGCAGCGACCTCCATCACGTTGTACGGCCCGACGCCCCACGAGTTGCCGTCGAGGGTGACCGCGCCGGTGATCGTGAACGAGATGGCCGCGTTCTCGATCGTGAAGTCGCCCACCACGCCAGCGCGGAGGAACGGCATCACGATGTAGCCGAACGAGCCGGACTCACTGGCCTGCCCCTGACAGCCAGCGCCGCCCGGGGAACCGGCCCAGATTTCCATGGCGAAGGCGTTGTCACACGCCTTCACCTTGGAGTTCATGCGGAAGCCCACCGCGTCGCCAGCAGTGTTGTAGATCGGGTCCTGACCGGTGGTCATCGAGAACAGGCACGGGTCCACGTTGCAGAACACGATTTCGACGTTGTAGCCCTTGAACTCGGCGCAGCCGGGGTCACGGACACAGGTCTGGCCGTTCGCGTTGATGACCTCCAGTTCCTCCGGCTCGTTGATTTCCGCCGTGAGGGCGACGGAGACGTAGCCGTCGGTGACCGCGATGCTGCTGTCGACCCCGGTCAGCGGAACCCCGCAGCCGTTGGTCTTGGTGACCCGAAGGGTCCGGCCCCGCAAGAGGGGGAAACTGGTTCCAGGCATATCTGCTCCTCCTACGGAGTGGTAATGGTTGCCTTCGCTGCGGCGCACTCGATCAGTGGCACGTAGGACCGCTCAGCGAGGGTCCGCGCCGGGGCACAGGTGCCGTCGGCGAGGTTCATCTCGGGGACCGAGTACACCCCGATCGGCCCGCGCAGCAGGGTGATCTGCCCGGACGCGAACAGCGTGGTGTCGTCGCCGATCCCCAGGATCACCGGGGTGCCGCCGCAGGTCGCCATCCGACCGTCCAGCCCGGCACCGATGATCTGCGCGTTGCAGGCGTACACGGCCATGCCACGGGACATTTCGATGAAGCCCTTGCCGCCGTAGTTGTCGTCGAGCCAGTCCTCCAGTTGGGCCACCGCGTCGACCACGTCGGCAGCCGCGAGGGTGTTGGAGCCGGACAGCCCGATGAGCAGCCCCTTGAGGTAGTTCTCGACACCCCGGGACTCCTTGAGTTCCAGCGACGCCTTCGCGCGCGCCTCCAGCGCATCCACCTGATTGCCCGGACCCACGCACCGCACACCGTTGTACAGCGCGAACGGCTCCCCGGCCACCAGATCGAGGTCGTCGAAGTCCTTCGTGTTGATCAGCGCCGGACCACCCTCGCAGCCCGGTGGGTAGACCGTCTCGCAGTTCGACAACCACTCGTTGAGCGTGTTGCAGGCGTCGGTCAGGTACTCCGCGCCCAGCAGGGCGTGGCCGGTCACGTCGATGACGCGCACCGTGTCGAGCGCCCCACCGGTCTTGCGTTCCGGCGCTGGCACATCGACGTACAGACTCGCCCCAGCGATGTTAGGCATCGGACCTCACCTCCTCGTTGGAGCGTGGGTTCCGGGGAGGCCGACGGTCCCATCGACCCCCCCGGAGCGGGTCACGCAGCGGCAGCGAGGCAGGCGGCGAAGGTGGCCGCGCCCGTCTCACCGGAGACGCAGATCGGGAGGGTGACCTTGCAGGTGTGCGTGCAGCGCTGCACGACGAGGACGCCCTCCTCGACGAAGATGCCGGTGTACGTGTTGGACTCCAGGCCGACGCTGTCGTACACGGCATCCATCGAGATGACGTCCGACGTGCCCTTGGTCCAGGTGCCTGCCGGGTACATGAGCGCCGAGACGGTGGCCGGGAGGGTGACGACGCAACCGGCGACGACGAGGTCCTGCCAGTCGTAGACCCACTGCACCTTGAGGTTGCGGTCGGAGAACGTGGCGTCGACCTGCGCGTCGGTGACCGACTGCCACTGCTGGCCGTTGCGCCGGGCCACGTCCATGCGGATCAGGGCCTTGGCGAACACCGGGAGGATGACCTCGATGAGCGCGTTCTCGCCGAGCCGGTACTGGTAGCGCATGCCGATCGCCTGCAACTCCAGGGCGTCGAGCGCGAACGACAGCGGCTGGTCGGCAGCAGCGGAGACGCCTGCGCCTGCGGCGGTGTTGATCTGGCCGATCGTCCAGGCGTTGACCTTGTGGGCGTGTGCGACGAGCGCACCCTCGGTGAACCGGCGCGTCAGTTCCGGGTACGCCGACTCGGTGAGGATCGGGACCTTCACGCAGTAGCCGACGGCGTCGAGGCGGACCTCCTCAAAGTCGGGGCAGTCGACCTCGCAGCAGGTCTTGCACTCGCCTGCGATGGCGTCGTCCTCGGTCTGGTGGAAGCCGCAGTTGTTGTAGATGTCGGAGAAGTCCGGGCCGGGGGTGTAGCGGATGCCGCCCCGGGTGACACCGAACTCGGGGATGTCGAGGATGCCCGACACCGTCTCCAGTTGACACATGTCGTAGACCGTCTCCGACGGTGCGCACCAGCCACCGGCTGCCACGAGGGAGCCTCCGGGGAGCCGCTTCTCCTCACCGGTGCGCTGCACCAGCGAGTAGTCGTCGAAGTCGCGGCCCTGGGCCAGATCGAAGTCCTTGCGGATCACCGCAGCACCGAACCGCTGGCGGACCGGCGACGGGGCCATTCCGCGCGGCAGGGAGCGGAGCCGGGCCACGATCGCCTGACCGGCGAGGCCCAGGTGATCCAGTTCCTGACCGGCGGCGAAGCCGGACACGTCGGCGGCGGCGACCAGCGACGCCGTCCGGCGGGGAGCGACCTGCTGGGCGGGCGTGTTCTGCGCCGCCCGCTGCACCGGGGTCTGCGCGGAGGCGGCGACCGGCACGGGAGTGTTCTCGGCCACTGGGGCCTCCTCTGCGGTGGGGGTGGGGGCCTCCTGCTCCACCACTACCTCGGCCTCAGGCTCCGGCTCGGTGTTCTCGGCGGTCTGATCTGGCACGGTCGCCAGAAGATCGTTGGCGCGCTGCGCGCGTGCTTCGGAGGCAGCGACACGCGACTGCTGCTCCTCGCGAATCTGCCCGATGAGGGGCGCGATGCGCTCACCCTCGGAGATGATTTCCTCTGTCGCCTCAGCAGTGATGCCGAGCGCGCGGAAGGCGTCCAGGCCGTCGTTGAGCAGGCTGCTCAGTTCGTCGTCAGACAGGCCAGTCAGTGACTCAGGAAGTTGGAACATCGGCGTCTCTCCCGGTTCGTAGGAACGTCGTACTCGTCCCTCGACTCCGCGAGGCCGAACGCAGGGTTACGCCATTGCGATCGCTCAGGCCGAACGGTACATCACCGCAGCACGGCAATGGGCTACTTGGGCTTGGCCGGACCCCACTTGCCGCCTTCCTTGCGCACGGTGGCAAGCGCCTCCGTACGGGAGTCGACCTCGATCACCCGACCGTCGGCGGTGACCACCTCGTACTTCTGCTTGTTCTTGCCACTCCCGCAGCCGCAGCCCATCGTTCAGCCCTCCATCGTTGACATCAGCGCGGCGACACGTACCGCCCTCGTATCTTCCAGCAGCGCAGCGGCCCGTGTCCGGCGAGCAGACCTTGCCTCCACCTCGTCGGCGACCGCCTGGATGAACTCGGCGACGTCGTCGGAGTCCCCGGCCTCCCGCACCACGACACCGGCAGCGACGAGTGAGGTCTGCACCCCACCTGAGGCAGCCAGCCCGGTGCGAGGGATCGGGAAGCCGGGGACGTTGACGGCCAGTGCGGCGACCAGTTCCAGCGAGTCGCGGATCAGCCGCCAGTCACCGGACAGGGCACCGGCCTGGAGGGCGTGCCGCTTCTCGGCGGGCACCCCGTCGCGCAGCGCCCCGGCGATCCAGATGCCGAACTCGTCCTCGCCGACCGCGATGTCGGCGACGACCGAGCCGGTGTTGTCGTAGTGCGAGGCAGCGACATTCGGCCCGGCGTTGCGGCTGGCGTGGCCGGTGTCCATCGTGATCTGGCCGACCGCGACCGCCCCGTTGTCGGTCTGCACCACACCGGTGGTGAAGTAGGCGTACGAGTACGCCGAGTGCGGTGCCTCCACGCAGGTGCCGGGGATGCCGATGTGGCAGACGCCCCACTCGGCGAGGTGGCCGAGCACCCGTCCGTCCTCGGTCACCGTCAGCGGGGTGGCCTCGGTGAACTCCGGGTCGGTGAACCACTCGCGCGGCAGCCGGTAGTCGGTCAGCGACGGGACGGAGGCGAGGATCACCGCCGGTCCGAACTCCCCGCTGCCACGGGTCACCGGGTTGCCCGGCTTGCCCAACTCACCCGGCCAGTAGCCGAGCGCGTCGTGATGCCACTGGGCGGTGGTCCGGTTCAGGAACCTGGGGCCGATGTACTTGGACAGGTAGGCGCGCAGCCGACGGAAGTCGCCGTTGGTGCCCCAGCCGATCTTGGCGTACCCCTCGTGGCCGGGGACCGTCCAGTAGTCGTGGATGCGCTTGGTTGCCACCGGGTCGGTGACCCAGCCGGGGCCGCGCGCCATCTCCACGCTGAGCGTCCCCGGGTTGCCGTTCACGACCATCGGTCCCAGGTCGTAGGTGACTGTCATCGTCGCCCCGCCACTGGCGGTGGTCGCGGTCTGTGGGGCCATCCAGCCGGATGAGGCGATCACCTCGGGCGGCTCCTCACCGAGCGTCTTGTGCGCACGGCCGACGACGGCGGCGTCCATGACGGCCGGATGGTCGTAGAGCGCGTTCTCGACCTCGACGCAGTAGATGTTCTCGCCGCCCCGGATCAGCATGTCCTTGGCGCG